GAGCCGGTGCCCGAGCTCGTGTGCTCTGTCATGGCGGCCATCGATTTCCGTGGCGGCGGCACGGCAGGAGTCGACGACATCGTCGAGACGACGAACGACGCGACGGTCACGATCCGATACCGCCCGGGCATCACGCCGGATATGTGGGTCGTGATCAACGGTGAGCGGTGGGACATCCGGTACATCGAGGATCCGCACAACCGGCATGAGACGCTGGTGCTGCACGTGGAGCGGGTGGTGCCATGACGAAACGGGCGCAAATCAATGCGGCGATCAATGAGGCGATCCTGGCCGAATTCCCGGGCATCAAAATTATGAGCCGGGACGTGGAAGAAGGGTTCGATCGGCCTTCGTTCTTCGTGCAGCTCGAGACGAATCGGACAGAAACCTTCGAAGGATCGATCCGCCGCGACATGACATGCCGGATCCGGTACTTCCCGACGGACCGGTATCGGTTCAAAGAAGAAGCATACGACGTGATTGACCGGCTCGAATCCCTGTTCGGTCTCAATTTCCAGGTCGGCGACCGAACCATCACGATCGACGGGGCATATGCGGACATCATCGACAAAGTCGTGCATTACGACTTCGACTTTTCGTTCTACGATGATGTGCCCGAATCCGATCCCGGCGGCCAGCCCATGGAGGAGCTGATTTTCGATGGCTGATTTCGAAATCGACCTGGGCGAACTGGAACTTTTCGAGCACGAGCTGGAAGAGTTCCAGAAACGTTACCCGGCCGAAACCAAGAAGCTGATGCAACGATCCGGAAATGAGGCCCGAAAGATTGTCCTCCAGGTGGCCAAAAACAAGGTGAAGAAGAAGACGGGGAATTATTTCCGGTCGATCAAGCGCGGGAAGGTCTGGGTGGAGAAGGTCCGGCGAGAGTACAAGGTGCGTGTCTACACCGCGGCGCCGCATGGCCATCTGATCGAATACGGTCACCGGATCGTCGGGCACAAGCCAGAGAAACCCGAGTTGGGTTTCAAGCCTGGCTATCATGTGTTCGACACGGCAGGGAAGGAGATCGAGCGGGAATGGACCCGCATCATCATGGAAGAGTACGACCGCATCATGGACGAGTATTTCTAGGGAGGGTGACAAATGGGGCTGCCTGAGATCAATATCACCTTTTCGTCTTTGGCCGTCTCCGCGATTCAACGCAGCCAGCGCGGCATTGTTGCGCTGGTCCTGCAGGATGATACCGGGGACTTCGACACGAAGGAGTACCGGTCGGTTTCCGACGTCGATCCGGACGACTGGACGGCTGAGAACTACAATTATATCCGGATGGCCTTTCTCGGCACGCCGTCGAAGGTCATCGTGGAGCGGCTGGACACGGAGGAGACGAACTACTCTTCGGCGCTCGCGCGGCTCGGCTCGAAGCGCTGGAACTATCTCGCCATTCCGGGCATCCAGTCCGGCGAGGCAGCGGATGTCGCATCGCAAATCAAGAGATGGCGCGCCGGCGGCAAGACGTTCAAAGCCGTGCTTCCGCACGTGGATGCTGATCATGAAGGCATTATCAATCTCGCGACGGAGGATATTGTCATTGGTAACAAGACCTACTCCGCATCGGAATACACGGCCCGGATCGCTGGTCTGCTGGCGGGCCTGCCGCTGACCAGGAGCTCGACCTATTATGTGTTGCCCGAGGTCGAGTCGATCACGGAGAGCGAAGATCCGGACGCGGACATCGACGCTGGGAAGCTGATCCTGATCAACGACGACGGCACGATCAAGATCGCCCGCGGCGTCAACTCGCTGACGACGGTATCCACCGGCAAGAGTCCCGACTGGAAGAAGATCAAGATCATCGAAGGGATGGATCTCATCCGCGATGACATCACACGCACGTTTGCGAACGAGTACATCGGCAAGGTGCTCAACAGCTACGACAACCAAGCGCTGCTGATTGCGGCGATCAACGCGTATCTGCGCGGGTTGGAGGGTGATGTTCTGGACCCGAACGGTGAGAACACGGTCACGGTCGACGTCGAGGCTCAGCGCCGCGCCTGGGAAAGCATCGGGACGGATACGAGCGGCTGGGACGATGAGACGGTCAAGAAGAACAGCTTCGGCTCGAAGGTCTTCCTTGCCGGACGCATCAAGCTCTTGGACGCAGTCGAAGATCTGGACTTCAAGATCACGGTGTAAGGAGGGATGATCCGTGGCACAAAATCTTGCCAGCAGGGTGATCAACGGCACGTATGGACGCGTCTGGGTCAACGGCGAATTGTGGGCAGAGGTCGACAGCTTCGAGGCGAAGGTGACGATCAATTACGAGGATGTCAACATCGCAAACAACGGCGCCACCTACAAGAAAGCGACCGGGTGGACCGGCGAAGGAAGCATGACGATCAAGAAAATCTATTCACGGGTACAGCGCGCCATGGCCGAAAACGTTCGGCGGGGCATTTACCCGCGGTTCGAGATCGTCGGCAAGGTCGAGGATCCGGATGCCTTCGGTGCGGAGCGGGTGGCGCTGCATGATGTGACGATCAACGAGTTCCTGCTGCTCAAATTCGAGCAGAAGACGCTCGGCAGCGAGGAGATTCCGTTCGCGTTTTCCGATTACGAGATGCTTGACACCATCGCGCCTCGATGAGCGCGGCGGTGAACATGAAACGGGGTGAAGAGACGTGAGCAAGAAACTGACGATCAAGGATCTGCTGGATCGCAAGGAGCAGTTGAAGGGGAGGAAGAAGCGGCGGGTGACGCTGTACGTGGAGTCACTGGACGGCGAGATCGAGATCGAGGAGCCGTCCCATGCGCTCGCACTGGAAGCGCTGGAAATGGCGCAGTCCGAATCCGACAGGGCGGACAAGCATGTCGTCTACCACTGCGTTGTCGAGCCCAATCTGAAGGACCCCGAGCTGCAGAAGGCATTCGGCTGTGCCGAACCGACGGATATCGTGGACATGATTTTCCGGCCTGGTGAGATCGCGGCCATCAGCGGCCATGCGCTGCAGCTCGCCGGTTACGGACAAGGCGTCCGGAAAATCGACGAGGTTGTAAAAAACTGATCAAGTCCGACAGCGACCTTTACATGCTGCACCACTATCTGCAACGGGGGCATTCGCTGTCGGAATTGCTCAGTTTGGGACTGATCGAGAGACGATTCCTGAAAGTATCCATGGTCTTGCACTACGAAGAAGAAGCCAAACGATGGGGGGCCGGATGATTTCCGGCCCTTTTCTGTGCTGGAAGCGGGTGATCGCCTGTGGGTGCGAAAGACGTCTCGAAAACAATGAAACTTCGAGATGGCGTGACGCCGGTCATAAAAAAAATCCGGGATGGGACGTACAAATACAAAAAAGACCTGCGTGACCTTCGGGATATCGGAAACAAGACGTGGACATCCATGCGTGATGGCATGCGATCGGTTGCCACAACTGCCGCCGGGCTGGCCGCTGCATTGGCCGGCATATCGGGAGCCGCAGCCACCGTGGAGATGGGAATCTCTGCCGCGAGCGAACTGGAGAACTACCGGCTAACGCTCGAAACCGTCATGAAGGACACGAAGAAAGCCGGCGAGATCATGCGCTGGGCTTCCCAGTTCGCGAACATCACCCCATTCGATACGGACGAGGTGGTCGAGGCAACCGTCAGGCTCCAGTCGTACGGGATCAGTGCTGTGAAACACTTGCGCCGGATCGGCGACATGGCGGCCGTCATGAACAAGCCGCTCATGCAGGCGGTAGAAGCCATCGCGGACGCCCAGACCGGTGAGCTCGAGCGAATGAAGGAATTCGGCATCACGAAAGCGATGATCGATGCGCAAGCTAATAAGATGGGCCTAAACCCCATCAACAATAAGGGTCAGATCGTTAACCAGGCGGCGTTCAACGAGGCCTTGTTCGCGCTGATGGAAGAGCGATTCGCTGGCGGCATGGAGCGGCAGGCTCAGACTTTCAAAGGCATGATGTCGACCATCAGCGGCACGTGGCGCATGGGCCTGGCTGAAATGATGGGCGTTACTGCCGAGGGTGAAGTGCGCGTCGGCAGCCTGTTTGACAAAATGAAGAGCGCTGCGGATGGCGTGAGGCAGGCGATCGAGCAGATGGCCGCGGATGGCACATTCCAGCGGATCGGAGACAGGATCGGAAACATTATCACGACTATTACATCCGGAGTCGAAACGGCGTTTAAAACGATCCGGGAAACATGGCCGAAAATCAGTCCGATTCTCTACGGGGTCGTCGGCTCTCTGGTGGCGTACAAGGTGGCTGTATATGGCGCGAAAGTAGCGAATGTGGTGAAGACGGCATCGCTGAAAACAATGGTGTGGTGGACAAACTTTTATGGTACGGCTGCGCAGAAGACTGGCGGCAAGGTCAGATTGCTGACCCTGATCCAGCACGGATTCAACGCCGCGATGCGAGCCAATCCGATCGGGACTGTCATCACGCTACTTGGATTGCTGGTCACGGCCGGCATATATGTCGTGAAGAACTGGGAACAGATCAAGCTGACGGGCATGAAGGTTTGGAACGTGGTCGTGGACGCGGCAGAATGGGGCGTGAACAAATTTATAGACGGCGCCAATATCATGCTCCGCTCGTTCAGGTACGTCTGGGACTGGATCGAATACGGAGGGCAGCTCCTCTGGAACTGTATCGTTTCGGGCGCTGAATGGGGTGTAAACAAACTTGTCGACGGCGCCAATCTCTTGCTCCGCTCGTTCAGGTACGTCTGGGATTGGATCGAATACGGAGGAAGGATCCTCTGGAACGGTATTATCTCAGCGGCTGAATCCGGGGTAAACGGTCTCATCGGACTGGTCGAACGAATGATCGATCGTGCCTTGGATGGGATTAACTGGCTGATCCGTAAGGCAAACAAAGCAGCAAAAGAACTCGGACTCAAGATAAATCTGGATGAAATTACGTTCAGCGGCCTGGATCGCGTGGACTTCAGCGGCGCGCTCGCGCAGGCTGTCCGGCCGACATGGGATGATAACTACAGTCCACTGTCTCATCTCGACTTCAGCGGCGCGCTCGCGCAGGCTGTCCGGCCGACATGGGATGATAACTACAGTCCGCTGTCTCATCTCGATTTCAGCGGTGCGAAATTTACCGAAGACCAGATTCTCGCCCAGGCGCAAAAAGCCCAGCAGAAATCGCAGAAAAAGCAGGAAGAGAAGAGCAAGACCGAAGAGATGCTGATCGATGCCCTGATGGAAAACACAGAGGCCGTGACACAGAATACTTCCGCGACGAAGGAAAATTCTGCGAAGCTGGTGGGTAACAAAAGCGCGGTCGACATCGCGGACACGCTGGTTGCGCGCATCGAGCGGCACCTGTGGGCGACGACATAAGGGGGCGCTTGCATGATCCAGGTGTTTCTGAGCATCAACAATTCAGAGGAGGTCATACAGCTGCCTGTCCCGCCGTCGGAGTGGGGTGTGGCCAGCCCCTGGAACAATGAAGAACATGATGGTCTTCGGTCAACCATTCGAACGATTGGTCTTCGCGGGTTGCGAGCGATCGAGATCAGCAGTTTCTTCCCGGCCGCCGGACACGAATACCCGTTTCTGCAGAACCGTTCGATGTGGGGAATGGACTATGTCAACACCATCGAGAGGTGGCGTGCCAGACGGATCCCGATCCGGATCGTCATTGTCGAGGACGGACAGAAGCATGTGAATCTGCCTGTGACGATCGATGAATTCGAATATCGCCAACAGAAAGATGGTGACATCTACTTCACCATGAGGCTGACCGAGTTCGTTTTTGTGAATTTGAGGCGGTGAGGCGATGTTCAGGCTGTATCTCGTGAAGAACGACGGGACGAAGTCGTACGACATCACGCCAATCGTGGGGACCATCACCTGGGACTCGAATCTGAGCCTCTGCTCGGCAATGGAATTCGACGTCATCTGGACGGACATGCCGAGCCTGTTCCCGCGTAATCCGTGCGACCTCGGAGACGTCGTGCTGCTGATGAAAGACGATGAGGAAATCTACCGGGGCATCATCGTCACCGAGGGGCGGAACGGACGCGATGGGATCAAGTATTCGGTCTATGATTACGCCTGGTACCTCGGAAAATCAAAAGTGGTGTATCAATTCAACCGAATTCGCGCCGACCAGGCCATCCTTCGCATTCTGAATGACTTCGGCATGCTGATCGGCCACGTGCCGCCCATGTCGACGATCATCGACGAGATATTCATTGAGAAGAGTCCGGCTGAAATCATCGAAGACATCTACAAGCGCGAAGAGGCAAGAACCGGGAAGCGGTACAACGTGGAGATGCGGAAGGGCCGGATCTATTTTGAAGAATGGAAGGACCTCGTGATCCGGGGGACGTACCGCCTGGCTGAAAATATTCCAGCCATCGATGTCACGGATAACCCGTTGGGTGCCAGCCGATCGCGGACGATCGAATCCATGCGGAACCGGGTAAAAATTCTGGTCGAGCGCAAGGTCGAGGAAAGCAAGCAGGCCATCTATGAGGTGGTGGCCGAGGCCCGGGACGATGCAGCGATCAGAAAATATGGGCTGCTGGAGGATGTATACAAGATCGACGTCGAGGACGCGGCGAAGGCCCGGGAAGTGGCCAGGATCCTGCTCCAACGGCTCAACCGTATTCACGAGACGAACTCGATCAAGCTCATGGGCGACCCAGCGTTCAAGGCCGGCCGGCTGCTTGACCTCGACGAGCCGATTACAGGCATGTCAGGGCGATTCCTCATTTTGACCGCGAAGCATACCGTGACGAACCAGCTGCACACGATGGAGCTCGAGCTGGTGCTTCCGGATGATGTGAAATAAGAGGGTGGGAGTCATGACTGACAGTATTGACCGGCTCGCCCGCACGATCGCGGAAATGTACAAACAGAATCGGCCTCGGCCGAGTACGGCGCCGCGGATCGGAACGGTTGTATCGGTTTCGCCGCTCAAAGTGCGATGGGGAAACAGCGTGCTGCTGGCCGAGGATCGGCTGTTCGTTCCGCGGATGTATCGCGAAGGTCTTAAAATCACCATCGGGGGCAGCACGTATACCGTGATGCCTCCGATTTCTGTAGGTGATGACGTGATCATCGCTCCAGACGAAGACCTGAAATCCTGGTATATACTCGGGGTTCTGTGAGGTGGAATCATGTTACCCCATATTGCTCAGCTCGACTTCGATGATGCGCCGACGGCCGCGTCGTCCAGCATGATCGTCGTGCACAAAACTTTTGACTGGGACTTTCAATTGGGTGATTTTCGGCTGAAGGACGGGCGGCTCATCGAGTTGACGGGCCTGCCATATCTGCGCGTCTGGATCCAGAAGGCGTTGCTGTCGTCCAAAGAGATCCCGACGATCATCGGTTACAACCTGCATCCGGATTACACCCGGGCGGAGATCGAGCGGATGATCACGGAGACGCTGATGGAAAACGAGGCCGTGACTGCGGTTGACAATTTCTCATTTTCTCAAGAAGGCGCGAGGCTGACGGTCTCATTCGATGTGAGCAGTATTTTCGGAAGCTCACGAGAGGCGGTGACTTTGTGACGAGAGATGAAATTTTGGCGGCGCTGCTTTCGGCCGTACCTGATACCCTGGACAAGCGTCCAGGGAGTTTTGTTTATGACGCGTTGTTCCCTGTTGCGGAGCAGTTGGCCGAGTTGGACAGCGCACTGGAAAATGCGAAAGCGAAGATGAGCGTCGAGAATCTATCTGACGACGAGCTGACGCAGCGCGTGAAGGAGCGGACAGGCATTGATCGGAAACCGGCGACGCGGGCGGTCGGGGTTGTGAAGCTGACGGGAACCGGTACGATCCATGAGGGGGACCTGTTCGAGACGGCCGGCGGTATACAGTTCCGGGCAACGGAAACGAAGAGTATCGAGGGTAGCGGAGAAGTGTCGATTGAAGCTGTGATTCCCGGTTCGAGCGGGAATGTGCCGGCGGGAACGATTACGCTGTTTCCGGTGACGATTCCTGGAATCATCGCGGTGACGAACGAGGCGCCAACGAAGGACGGATTCGACGAGGAGTCCGATGCGGACCTGCTGCAGCGCTACTACGATCGCCTCCGACAGCCATCGACGAGCGGGAACAAGGCACAGTATCTGAGTTGGGCGAAGGAAGTGCCGGGCGTCGGGGATGCGCGCG